CCTAGCCGTAAGCAACACGTCTTACGTTTGTCTTCGTCTTCCGACGAATGGTGAACGGAGCCGTCGAGCTTGCGCCCGAAAGTGCCGCGTACACATGCGAATAATTCGCATTCCTTAAGGTCTCCCAATCATCTGAGACTGAGAGATGGACAAGCTCAAGCCAACTCCAACACTGAAGGTCTTTCGACCACTTAGTGTGCGGAGAAGTCATGAACTCGTCCTGACCTACCCGATAACCCGTGTCGGCATTCCCGTCGTGAAGACGACAGAAACGTAACAAAGGAGGTATGCGAGAGATAACAAACTCGCGCACAGGTGCAAAGAAGGACGTAGTCCTTGCATTGCGTTCGGATAGGTTTAGGAACTTGAAATGAGCATCGAGCGAGTCGAGCTCAAAATCAAGCGTGAACGGACGAACGTCCTCACCCCCGAACCAGTCTGAACCACAGGACTCACGGAAAGGCCCGGCAAGAAAAGTCTTGCTCATATTCGCACGGAAACCGAGTTGGGATAGTAAATCCAACACGTCACCAGCGTATTTCTTTCTTACGATAATGTCATCCCCGTAAACGACGAAGTCGTGACCGGGGCGACCACTATCGCATGCAGAACACGCAGCTGCGAATAGAAGAGTCTCGAGTGGAAAACAGAAGCCGTTCCCCATGCTGCAAAACTTGTGATAACGGGAGATAACTCCTTTGTCATCACGGTAATGCGTGGATCTGGTATTATCTAAAAGATAAAACCAGTCCGGGGGAATGAGGTTTCGTACTACCTCAATCGAGATGCTATCGCTAGCACTCGAGAGATCAATAGTAACGAAGCCCTCATCAGAATCATCGATAGACCCATCACGGGCGAATCTTTGATTAACGGTCTGGTCAGAAAGGTCCAACCCTGATAAGGCGAGTAATCGCCTCATCTCCAGGTCAATTCCCTTCTGAACAAAGCCGTTTAATAGCGGCTCGACAGCAATAGGTCTCTCGACCTTAACTGTCTTCGGGACAAAGGCTATCTTGTTATACTGAACGTACTCTATGTGATCAACGAAGCTTCGGAAGAAGCGTTGTGGATCTAGGCAGTAAATCCCACTAGCGTTCTTCTCAAGAAGAATCTCGAGAAGTTGCCAGTGAGACGTAACTGCACCATAGGCGTAGTTCAAGGCCTTGGATGAAACGGACCAACGACTAGCGATTTTACGCGCCTTGTTGGTTGCATTTCCGTGAACACCCAAAGAGGCCCCAGGCCCGAAATCGCAACGACGATTTATACGATAAAGATCAGGCGATTGACCAAGAATAAAGGCGATAAAGCCCCTCATCTTGTGCAATTTCTCCTCCAATAAAGGAAGAGGGCCTGAAAAGCGGATGTTAGTCTCGGAACAGAGTTCCTCGGCCTTCAACCACTTCTCCTTCGCCGTCTTCTTCGCATCAAAAGTGTGAAGGTTAGACGGGAAAGGGTACTTTCGTATAAGCGCTGCGAACTGATTCGCCACGAAATGCAATGTGGCGTCTGAATACGACTGTTCAGACAAAGAATCAGCATACTCAATAAGCTCGTTAATCTTCTGGTTCCTTAAAAGGCCCTGGATAGTATTAACAAAGTCATATTGAGCATGAGCCTGGCATAACCTACCGAGCAGTGCTCGATAAGTTTCCCAGCTCCTCAGCTGGGAGGCCTTCTTGAACTGTCGAAGCTCTCGAAGGTACTTGAGGTTCATTACGAACTCCAGGTAAGTGGATCTTATCGGCGATATTATCGCCGGCGATCCGTAGAACGAAAGCTAGTGTCAACATAATCAACACTAGCTCAAGAGCGCTGATCTTCACAGCTGGTCAATTAGAAACTGACTTGCTGCGATTTCACGTGCGTCTTGAAGGATGCCGAAGAAAGAAAGGCACCCATATCGTTCAAGAGAGCGTCGACGTCCGCGGAAGCGTAGCCGACCGGAACCGAGATGCTAATGTCCACAATCGCCTCACCCGAAGGGGTGAGGGCGCCCGTGAGCGTCAGCGTCCTGGTCAGCTTGGCTTCAGTACGACCCACACCCGAGAACACGGCAGTCGCTTTCGGCTGAACGCGCTTCAGGATGAGATCATCCTTGACGCTAACAGTCTTGAGCGAGCCAATGTACCCCACAGCATTTTGCTGAAAGGAATCGGAAGTGTAGGTTTTCGTGTTGAACGTGAGAGACATAAAAGGATTACCCTTTGTTGATTACTCGCTGTGCGAGCAAGGAAAACGCATCCACGCATCGTGTCAAGTTCTGAAAACGAAAATCAGAACGAACCAGGATTTGTGGCTGCGGAAGACCTGTGTAGCGTTGACGAGTACTCCGACGGAGTGTGTAACCGCCTGAGCATGGAGTGACTATACGAATACCCGATGCCGGAATGACATCGGCGTTAGTCACTTCAAGCCTTCGCTCTCGCCTAATAGACACACAGGAGCCTAGTTGAGTCCATCCGAAGGCAGGTGTTATCGCGCCTAAATAGTCGCCAATGTTGGCAAACCAGTCGGCAACGAATGAATACGAAACCAACTCCCAGGGAAGAGTAATCAACCCTTTGGAGGACAGCCCAATATTATTGAGCGTAGTGGCGACGTATTCGTCAAGTGACATGCAGCGAACATTGACCTCATCGAAGCTTTGCTCATGGCATCGCACGGTGAGATCTCCGTAAGCCTTTGTCACAATACGATGTTCATAACTGTTCATCGTATTAGCCGAACGAGTAGTTTTCCTCATCCGACCCACCTTCTTTGCCAAACCTTTTGTTACGGCATCGACATCAGATATGAGAGGTTTAATCCCATATCGCCAGCCGAGGTAACCCGACGTTGCTTCCTTCGTAAATCCCTTAAGGTTTTTACGTTGGAAGGCGCCGAGGGCGTTCTTGAATACACCCGTGAGGGTGCCAAGAACTTTATCGGACTCGGCCAGAGTTTCCCAGAGGTTGGAGTCGGAACGACCCCTATCACTGCGGACTCTCGTTGAGAGCTCGATAACCAGGTTTTCCACATCAGAACTATTTATTAGATCTCGTGTGGATGGCATCCAGCCAGTAGCGCGCGTCATCCCAACCGCATCACCATAGTGGACCTCGATATCATTCGATGAGTTTCTCACCGCATAATTTCGAGATACCCCACTACAACTGATGGGAGAGATACGCTCGTACTGCAGGCTATTGCCGGTCACGCGTACCCCCTCTTTCTCTTCGGAATAATAAGGATTGAAGAAAACTTCACCCTTTTTAACCCGTTGATGAAAATGAGGGATTACCTCATCAATGGTCGTTTTCTTTACGCCTGTGGCGAACAAAGGTTCGATACCCCTTTCGGTCCAATTGCTCGTAGAGCAATTGTCCCAAATGGATTCGACCTTGTTCGTCTTAGACGTATCGTACGACCCCTGAGTACGGATACGTGACATACCTGAGCCTATTGTGGTTTGACGGCTACGGCCTCCTCAGACCATAGTGGACTAGAAGTACGGAATCCCTTGAATCCGTTTTAAGCAAGCGACAGACTCTGCTTCCCTTTACAGTCAGTCACAACAAAGACGCAATTGCGTCCCGTGTTGAGATTGGCGTAGAAGAAAACAGGTTTCTGCGGGTAAAGACCGTTACGGTCATCACCCTGAGCTTGCTCGAACCACCCAATGAAGTCGGCAAGTACGCCCTCTTCACTAGGAGACAGCGACCGTGGATTCGCATCCATTGTCGTGATGATAGCCGCCTGACACTCACAAAAATAAGTGTCAGACAAGCTAACATCTAAGCTAATAGCAAAGCTATTAGTAAGGTCAACCTGTGTAGAGTAATTGCGCATTTTGCTTCCTTCAAAGTGTGAAAACGGAAGAGGG